CGCGCCGGCAAACAATGAACAGCCGCACACGCCGCGTTGCTTCACCGTATTCCGCAGCGTTCAGCAGCTTCCACTCGACGTGATACCCGTGCGCTCGGATCGCCGCGACCCAAGAGTTGAAGATCTCGCCGGCCTTGGATTTCAGCTTCTTGCCATCGGTGCTGATGGGGCCCCACTTGAGAAACTCACGGACGTTCTCAAACACGCACCACTTCGGCCGGAATCGCTCGATCCAGTCGAGCACACGCCAGGCGGATGTTCGCCGTTGGTCGTTGATGGGGGCCGCGCCCCGGGCGTTGCTATGATGCGTACACTCCACCCCTCCCATCACTACGTCGATTTCCGGCAAGTCGTGTTCGCTGCGAAGGTCCATGTCCTCGATGCGTGCGCAAATGTGCCGCGTGCGAGGGTGGTTGTGTTCATGCGTGAAGATCGCCGTGCGCCAATGATTCACGGCAAGCACCACGTCGACGGCTCCGGATTGCTCCGCGCCGAGGGTCATGCCGCCGGCTCCGCAAAAGAGGTCGACCGCTCTGTATCTTGTTGATGCAATCATTGGTGCGCTTTCGTTGTCTTCATCGCTTTGGCGGTCACGTTGCCGTGAACCTCAAATAAGCCTTGCTTGCCGCGATAGGGAATGGGCTCTTCAAACCGCCGAACGTCCTCAAGCACCCAGCAGAACTTCCCCTCGACATGCTGGTGGGAATCCAGCCACGGAAAGCGCCGGCGGTAGTACGTCGGGATCTCGGTGACTATTCCGCCGTGACGGTTTCTGTAAGTGCGAAGCTCGAAGCACCCAGCTAATTCGGCGACGCCAACAAAAGCGCCAAACGCCATGGCCGACAGGGGAACGTCGTAGGTGCCGTCGAACTCTTCGCCGTCCTCTTCCTGTTCGATTTCAAGCCACTGGCGAGACTTGCCGGCGTGAATCAAGAGGGGACCTCGATACTTGGTCGGCCAGCAACGGTTCTCGACACGCTTTGCACGATCATCCTCGTCCGGTAGGCAGATCAGGTGAGCGTACGGTTGGCAGATCGTTAGAGCTTTCACTCTCCACCTCCACAGCGACAGTTGATCAGTCGCTCCAAACAGTCAGGACAGGACTCTCGCTCTTGGGGGTCGTTTTGAAGACCCGACTCCCTTGGCAAGCACGATTCCAAGAGGCCAACCAGTGGTCGGACCTGCGCACGCACCGCGTCTGAATCGCTGCCAGCCAAGAGCAGCCTGAGTCCGGTCGCATATTGCGCGGCGTCGTACCGGTTGACGTGGACGCCAGCGTCAGACAGACCGCTGGTGACGGTTATCACTCGACCGAGGTTCACCTCTTGGCCGAGTTCCACTCCTTGAAGATCGCTTTGAAGATTCAATCCACTCATCGACTTCCTCCTGAGTAATTCGATTAGGTGCGTTGGGGTTCACTAAAAAGTTGAAGGCTTGTAGGTCGTAGTGTTCCGGTGAGAACGTCTTGAGGACCGCCAGTTGCCTCGCCTGTGGCCAGTTGGCCTTGTCCATGACTTCTGACTGGTTGCAGTGGAAGCACAGAACTAGAATCGCGTAGGGTTGATCGAGAGCCGCTTGGCGAAGAGGACCGTTGGCGATCTCGTGACAGCACAACTGGTTGGATTCAGGAAGACGGTGCTTTTTCTTTTTCGGGCTGGCGCCGCAGATCATGCACTCACCGGCTTTGGTGATCAAAGCGTCTCGGATTGGCTTGGATTCCGCCTCCCGGCGTCTACGTTTTGCGGATTTGAATCGCATTTCTATTTCTCTCTCTTCCCTCGCCCGAGAGTTCGCACCGGAACTTGGTAGCGATCCGACCACTCTTTAGCCTGCTGTTTCGCGTAGTCGTGCTTCCGTTCGCCGTGGTAGGTTCTCTGGCGAAGAACGCCGCCGAAAACGTCGATCAACTCGACGTACGAACCGTTCAAGACAACGTGATTCGACGCCGACATGAGGTGGAATTCGGAAAGCATGGCGAACCGTCCTTGCTTCAGGTTTCAGGCTCTTGTTCAGGTTTTGTTTCGGTAGCCAATGAACCGGCCGCAGCGACCGCACACCGTGCGGATACGTCCGCCCGTGTTGGTGTCGACCCAGTTGCTTGGATCGCACCAAGTGCCGCAAAGGTCTTCATTAGAGTTATCGCTAGACTGTGCCACCGTGGCACAAATAGGTACGTCAAAAGTCGTAGTCGTCTCCACCTGACGCCTCCTTTTTTTCGCCGTTCGGCTTGTCTTTGGATTTGTTTTTTTGCTTGTCCTTCGGTTTCACCGACAGAGACAGAAACTTCCCCGAACCGTTTCGGCGTTCTTTGATCCAGCCGTCGAGGTAGAACTCTTCACCGCTTATGGTGAGGCTGCCGGTGTAGTCGGCGTGATTGGGTTGTGTCTTGCGGTCGTTCTTCGAGAGAATCCCGCTGTTGTCGTACTCAGGCATGGCTGTCCTCGGGGTCAGTTTCCGGGTTTGCGTCGAGTTGTGATTTGATCTCTTGGACCGTGGCGGCCAGTTGGGTGAACAGGTCTCGCGCTCGGTCGATACGCTGGTCGTTGTCGGCTGTGCGATCGGCTAGGCTCTCGACCTGGCCGGCCAACTTGCGAACGGCGGCGAACATTTTCTCTTGGCGTTCAATGTTCTTTTTGTAGTCCTCATGGATCTGGTTGAGCCTCAGACCCAGGTAGGCGATCGAGAGTTTGGCGTTGCTCTCCAATAGCTTGTCGACCTCCTCTACGCTGGCGGCGATTTGCTGCTGTCTGGTCATGGAGAAGCCTTCCCTTCGGGTTCAAGATAGAGTTCCGCAAACCGCTGCTGCGCGGCACACAGCCAGCCAGCGTCGGCAAGGTTGTAGTCGCGACCGGGAAGGCCGTCGTCGATGTAGCTTTGATCGATTTCGTATAGTCGTTCGTAAAGCTCATGTTCCATTGGCTCGCTGCCGTATTCCCAGCACTCGTTTACGAGAATCGATTGCAGCGCATCCCGTTCGCTTGGCGGCGTGTCGTCGTCCGCGATCCATTCTTGGATGTACTGCTTTGCGACTTCCCACTGCCATTCCTTCGCGAGGAACTTTGAGCAGAGGTAGGTTCCCGCCGCTCTGGAAAACCAAGCGAAGTCATAGCCGCCCGTCGACACGCATCCGTGAGGTCCGCCTATCGTCAGGTCGCCGACTAGCACCAAGTGGGCAGCAACCTGGGCGATGTTCAGGGAGTACATTCCCGTTCCTGGTCTGCGCAAAAGCATGTGGTTGTCGTCGATTCGTTCTAGAACGTGGTCGGCTAACGCCTTAGTCATGTGCGGTTCGATGTAGTTCACGGGTTCCTCCCAGTGTTGATTAAAAACGCCGCAACCGAAGCTCGCTTTCGCGATCGCCTTAAGCCGACAATCGACATGCCTGCGGCCACTTCGGTTTGCGACTTGCGGCAACGCGCCGCTCATTCACCGAGAAATAGAAGCCCGGCTAGTGGCAGGTGAGCGAATCGAACGCTCACGGAATCCAATCCTGCCATGTTGCTGGACTCAACATATATCCAGCGTGGTCGCTTACAGCTTTGGCTCGACTCGCCCCCGTTGGTCTTCTCCTGCGGGATGTAGTTGGATTTGTCCCGGTGTACTCCGGCTGCATGCCATCCCAACGCTAGGCAAGCAATCCCTTGGGATTAGTACAGTGGCTCCGGCAGGACTCGAACCTGCATAGATTGATCCGGCTACTCAATTCACCACTCGGAGGATCAGACCGAGAATCCTTTAGCCCTCTCGGGCACAGCGTCTACCAATTCCGCCACGGAGCCATGTTGCCCACTTTGCTGAGGTGTGGGCGGACCTCGTAACGCCTTTTCGGCTACGGCAGTTCATGCCGCGTAAGTGCTCTCAACAAGGGCCGCGCGGGTGCAGGGGGCGCGGCGCCCAACATCAAACGAACCCAGAGGGGTACCGGCCACGCATTGAATAGCGAGCAAAAGCGAATGCACGCCGGTTTATGCAATTGTCGCGTTTACCCCATTCGCGATTCGTTCTTAACTCGATCTCGAATTGACACTCCCAATCACCGGCAGCGGCGAAGGCGACAATTGCGACCAGTAGAAATGCACCTGGGTTCATTCTGAATTCCCGTTTGAGTTAGTGGCCATCGCGAGACTCGAACCCGCGTGCGGTATCGCTATGCTCCGAGCAGCCCAATCCCGCAGAAACCTTCCTGGCCAAATTATTTTGTGCCACTGTGGCACAGTTAGCCACCGCTTTTAACTGTCCTCAGGTCCTTCACGTGTACGTCTTTGACTCTTCTGTGCCACTGCATGGAATTGGTCGGCATGTTGTTCAGGTCCCTTGGCGGCCAGTAGCCGTGCGTCCGAACGAAGAACGCTTCCATTTGAGCAAACGTCTTGTTGAGACCTTTGTTCTTGTATCCCCAGTACATGTTGTCCCAGAGTCGTTGCGTGTTGCTGCGGCGCTGAACGTGCTTGCGGGGTATCAGGTCGCCGTCACGGGTCACCATGCGGCCGTCTTCCATGATCACTTCACGGCGGCTCTTGGCGTGCTCGTATCCGCAGTGGGGACACTTGGGTCCGTGCAGTCGCTCGCCTTCGCACTTGGGACACCGGATCGGTTCGGGGGTGTCGCCGTTGCGTATTTCGTTCTCGTGCAACTGAGAAGCCACTGCGTTGCTAAGGGTCCAGAGCGTTTCCCAATCTCGATCGTGGTTGGGGGACCCGTGCCTCAGGTAATTGCCGCCGTGGTCAGTGATCAGAGCAGCGTCTTTTCCGGGCGCCGACCTTAGGCACCGGCCGACGGTCTGCAAGTAGCTGGCCAGCGAGCCAATCGGCGTGGCCAGAATCACTTGGTAGACGGAAGGCAAGTCAACGCCTTCGCGCAATTTGAATCTTGAGCTGATCCCCTTGAACGTTCCGTCTGTAACCTTCCCCAAAATGTCGTCCCACAGGTTTCGGTTGAGCGTGTATCGCTTGCCGCCAAAGTATGCGTCGGTGGCGTCAACATGCACCCAAGGGATTCCGGCCGCTTCGAACTGTTGCGTTCCCCAGACCGATTCCGGCTTGCCTGGCCAGTAGGCCATGGTTGGCCGTGCGTCTGGGTTGTACTTCTTCCAGCGATCAATCACGTTTCCGACGATCGTCTGCGTGTAGACCTTGCGTTTCTCGGCGCCAAGATCGTATTCACCCGTGGCGGTGCGTTTGATCTTCGATAAGTCTGGTTGTTCGATTGACTTCACGACACCCGGCACCAGCAAGCCGCAATTGCGGAATTCTTTCAGTGTTCCCGACACAACTAACTTGAGGTTGTCGGTCATTTGGTGAAGGCCGATCGGCGTGGCTGAGAGCAGAACCACCTTGGCGCCGTTGCTCTTGTGGTCAGCGATGATTTGCTTCATCGTCTGACCCTTCTGTATGTGAGCTTCGTCCACGACGACTAGGCCGCAGTCGTGGCGAGGCCATACAGGATTTTCGCCGTAGACTCTCACCCGCTCAGTGTTCGCGCTGGCGATCTGAGTCGGTGCGTGAGGGTAGAACCCGTCTTCGTGATCGGCTGCGCGGATTCCAAAATCCAATCCAAGCGACGCGAACCGGTCCGAAGTCTGGGTCACCAACGCTTTCCGGTTGACGTAGAAACTGCCGCCTCCAAGCTCCTTCTCTGCCCAACGCAGCAGTTCAGTAGCCATGCGAGTTTTGCCTGAACCTGTCGGCGACTGAAGACAAACGTCGTGGCCTGCGCGGATCAAGTTGACGACCTGCCAATAGGCTCTCTCTTGTGGAACCTTGAGTCCAGCAGCGGGTATCGCTAAGTCAGTTGTGGTAGAAGAAGTTGCGATCGTCATGCTTCACCGTCCTTAGAGTACGATTCACGGATCTCTTGCAGGGTGCTGCTGATTTTTCTCAGGCCTTCGTCTATGCGACGCTTCCAGTGGTTCGCCTTGATTCCGCTACCGATGCCATGATCGCCAAACACTTGATCGACAGATCGACCAAATGCGCCGCCGGCTCGCTCCGCGTTCTCGATCAGCACCGAGGGGTCAGTTGTGACCAGCCTTGGAGGTTCAGGAAGTGGCTCTTCAGGCTTGTCAGCAGGGTCTTCGACCGGTTGAACCGGCGGTTGGTCGGTCGGCTGGACTTGAGTTTCCAGCGGAAGTGGTTCATTCTTTGGTGCGTCCTTTGCCGCTTCTTCTTTGCCTGGAAACTTCGCCTGAAGCGCGCTCGTGTCGCCATCCTTCACGGTCGCGTCGAAGAGCCTCTTCTGCTCTCGATCGCTAAGACCAGCCAAGGGCGTGACGTACTTGGCGACCTTTCCCACCGTCCGTGATTTGATCGAGTCCTGCCACTGAGGTATGAGATTCTCAAACGACTTGGCGTAGGCGGATTGCCGGTAAACCGATCGCCTGGACTGGCCAGTTGCTTCCGCCACCTTGCCAGCCGCGTCGCCAGTATCAGCCGTGCGATAAACCTTGAGCAGGCGACTGGCGAGCATGGATCGATCGTGGTCCAACAGGTTTCGCCTGGCCAACTGGTTTTCCAGCATCCACGCTTCCACCGCTTGGCGATCTACAAAGCTTCGCCGTTCCACCTCAAAGGGTAGTTTGCGCCGCAGGCAGATCGCATACCGCCGGTGGCCGTCCACCAGCAGGTTTTCCTCGTCCCACACAACAATCGGTTCTTTGGCTCGTCCGAGCGAGACGATCGACTCTTCAAGTAGCTCTCGCTCAAGTTCGTTGGCTTCAGGAAGGAAATCCCGCAAGCCTTCGTCGATTGCGAATTCTGTGTCGCTCATGTTCTCTTCCGTGGTAATCCGCTTTGGTGCCACTGTGGCACAAACATGACTCTGAAAAACTAACTAGCTCACAATCTCAGGTTCTGGAGCGTCTGCGGAATCTTCGGGATCTTTGGCCGACCCGTCCTGAAAGACAACCGCACACCGCGCCTCGTCGGCTTCGCTACGGGTAACCACTTCCAGCAGCATTTGGAAATCGTTCTCTTTGAGAGCATTGTCGAGAGCAGCCATGGTTTCGTTGTCCAGGTCGTTGCCGTCCTCGCAGACCAGCAGGCGAAGTTTAGGGTTGAGCGCCATGCCGACCTTTACCGAGGCCAGAACTCTCTCGGCCTTGCTGGCCTGCTCAAACGGCAGTCCGTTGAGCAGCACGCCGGATTCGTCGAGGGACATACCCGGTAACGGCCATGCGGCGTTTTCTAGTTTGCCTTGCTTCTCTTTGTCGATCGCCTCGATTCGATCGGTGAGAGACTTCGATTTCTTGCGCAGGTTTTCGACAGCCTGGAATAGTTCGGCCTTCTTTTGCTTGGCGGCGACGGCTTGGTTGATCTGATCCGCCGATCGAATCTGCTCTTCCAGGTGCGAAACGTCGATCATTGTCGCCGCTTGAGCTTCAGCGTGAAGCTTCTCTTGAGCGGTTATCTCTTCCGCCAGCGCAGGCTTGCGTTCTTCGATTTCCGCGAGACGGTCGCGAAGCTTTTCCTCTTCGGCTTCCAACTTCTCACGTTCGCTTTCGAGCCTGGCCCGTCCTTCCTTCTGTCGCGTCAGGTTGTGGCTTACTTCGCTGTTCGCGGCCTTGGCTCTCTCAAGCTGCTCGAACAGTTCCCCGGCGTTCACCGGCGTGTCTGGGGTGTCTGGCGGGACAGTCACGGCGTCGAGTTGAGCCTTCGTCGCTTTGCCTTCGCTGTTGATCCGGGTGCGTTCGCTGTACTTCTCTTTCCGTTCTTCGTCCAAGGGGGTGAAGTCCAGGCCAACTAGGTCGCGCAGCAGTGCGTCGCGATCCTTCGGCTTCGCTCGCTCGAAATCCAGAGGATCGAACGCACGCATTTGATACAACTGCTGCAACAGCGTCCGAGGTTCTGGCGACTCTTCGCCGGTTGAGTCGAGTACGCGGATCTCGTCAACGATCTGGCCGTTTCGCTTGCGTTTGAGGAACAGTTCCACGGTGAAGCCAACGGAATCGTGAAGTTCGTCGTCCCCAGACAGGTTGACGCGAACCCAGCCTTCTTTCTCGCCTTCCTTCAAGGCGACGTCTGGCCATTCCATGCCGCGTTTGCCGCATAGAGCCATCAGCAGTGCTTTCAGTGCGGACGACTTTCCCTGGCCGTTGGCGCCGCCGACCAGCACAAGGTTGGCACCGTCCATGCTGAGGTCGACGTCGGCGATCCGCAGAACATTGCGGACGGTGTAGGACAAGATTTTCATGGTTTTTCGCTCGCTGGTTAAGTGTTCAGTCTATCAAAAATAGTTTGTGCCACTGTGGCACAGAACAAGGCAAACCCCAAAAATACCAGGCTATCCGACCCGCAATTCGGCTTCGCGCTGGGCGATCTCTTCCATCAGGTCGCGTCCCTGTTCGGCCTCAATGGTCTCGTCGGCGACCATTTCCTCAGTCTTCTCGCGTAGCTCTTCGAGCCGTTCCAGGCTGTCGGCGGTGCGGATACGACCGGCAGCGACCCGCATAAACTGGTCGCGTTTGCCGTACTTCACCCCCGCGCCTTTGACGTACTGTTCGTCCTCAAATTTCCCCATGAAAACGTCGGCAGAGAAACCAAGGTAGGACAGAGCTTTGCTGCGAGCGCTGGTGAGAAGCTTCTTGCAGCAGTCGTCGCCGTGGCGAAACTTGGCGTCGACGGTGATCTCAAAGGACGCCGTCGGATAGAAGAACTCGGCGCTGAGCATCATGGTCATTACACCGTCGTGATCCAACTGTCCCCAGCTGATCTTACGCAACCCCCAGCGAAAGCCGTACGGTCCCCACAGTTCGGTGGCTTTTTGAAGTTGGTACTGCGGATCAACGCACGTGAATTTGTACCGGCCGTTGGTTGTATCTTTGGTGTACTTCGGATCGGTTGACTGCACCCTCTTCCAGAGAGCCATGTTGGATTCTGGTTCCGTCTGCACAACATTGTTAGCTTTAATCGACATTGCTTGCCTCGCATGTTACGGGGGTTATGGTCCGGGGTGCGCCGGGTAGATATTTAATCGCACCTTTCCGGCTGAGCGCTTCGATATGGCACTTGGCGCCAGCGGGACTGGCGAAGTCGAACCGCTTGCAGATCTCTCGCAGGGTAGGTGAGAATCCGTGTTCGCCGCGGAACTCGACGATAAAATCCAGTACCTCTTGTTGGCGTTCGGTGAGTGTCATGCGGGCACCTTTGCTTCGAGTTTGGCTTCGAGTTTGGCGTAGCGAATCTCAAACTGCTCGAGGAACCGCTTCACCCGGCGTTCAAGTTCTTCGTGCTTCTCTTCGTCGGCCTCGGCGCGACAGACGAACAGTTGAAGGCCTGGCGGCATACGCGGATCGAACGAAACGAAGTCCCACCACGATCGACCGGTGACCCACATTAGGCCTTGAACTTGCCAGTCGTATTCCTTGGGGACCTCGCCAGCTTCGAGGTAGGCCAGGTGGTTCCGTGAATTCTGCGGACACTTAATCTCGACGCCGCCGTCCTCGCCAACCAAGCCGTCGGGCGATCCGCCAACGCCATCAATTGTCGGGTGGGAAGCAAACCCAAGCTGAGTAACGCGAACGTCCCTGAGCAGGCAATACATGGCTCGTGCTTCGGGTTCGTGGTCGTGTCCCCACTGCACGGCACGGTTGTCGATTTGGCCTTGAGGTTCCCCGGTAAGGCGTTCAGCGATCAGATCCCGCATGTAGGAATAGGCCGTCTGCCCCATGCTTCCCGTGCCGCGGCCGTTGGCCATGACGTCTTTGAATCGTGAGGCGGTGACCTTCCCAAGTCGCTTCTCATGCCACTCTTTAGTTCCTTGCCGCATGGTCCTCACCCCCGCTGGAATTTGTTGGTCGCTTAAGTTGATTTCGTTTCCCTCACACTAGAGTTATCCAAGCGGTGTGCCACGTTGTGCCAAAAAGAACAAAATTGGCACACTCACTCGATAACCCTAATGTAGAGTTTGTGCCACTGTGGCACTAACAGCCGGCAACCGGTCGCCCAAGGCAGAACTGAAGGAAGGAACTGGAAAATGTCTCATCAAACACTCAACAGCAAGATCGTCAACGTGTTCTTGGACGACGAGCAAAACCCAATCACGGGCTGCATTCATCTAGAAGGCGAATTGCAGTATGAGATTCGGCCAGCTTCACCGGGAACCCCCGATACGCCAGGGACGTGCGAAGAGTATCACGCGATCAACTTTGAACTGGCGAAGATCGACGGCGGCGACTTGAGCCACCTTTCGGAAGAAGCCATTGAAGAACTCAACCTCTTGGCCGTTCAGGAGGTGAACGATTGGGAATGGGACGAACAAAAAGAAGTCCTAGGAGACTCGGGAGATTTCTATGAAGACTGAAAGCGAAGCAGTGGAAGTGGTGTTAGACCTGATCCGCCACAACGAAGGGATCAATCGATTTGAGTTGTCTCAGGAGTCGCGCCTAACCCTTGTTCGAGTGGGAGAGATCGTGCGCGAGCTTGAGGAATGCGAGTTAATTGAACAGGTGGCGCCGTGACGCCTACTCGAATCCAACGCAAGCGAACCAAGGGCTGGCGATCGCCGCCGGGCACAGTGCATTGCTCGCGACCCAGCAAATACGGCAACCCATTTCGGGTGTTGTGCGACGAACGCAGCTGGTTCGTGAGCGACGGGAACTTTCGCGTTGACTGCGGCTCGGAGTCGGCGGCCAGAAGTGCTGCCTGTCGCATGTACCGCGTGTGGCTGCTGAACGACGGAAGCCAACCGGGCCAGGATCGCAAGGCGGGAGGCGAATCCACCCTAGAGCGTGCGCGAAAGGAACTGCGAGACGCCAAGCACCTGTCCTGCTGGTGTCCGCTGCATAAGCAATGTCACGTTGACGTGCTGATTGATCTCTTAGACCCGAGGGGCGAATCTGATGGCTGAGAACACGAAAATACAGTGGGCTGACCACACCCTAAATCCCTGGCGAGGCTGCACCAAAGTGGCGGAGGGTTGTAAATTTTGCTACGCCGACGAACTAAGCAAGAGAAACCCCGGCACGCTTGGCATTTGGGGCGACGAAGGCTCGCGAGTTGTGGCTTCGGAGACGATGTGGCAGGAACCGGTGAAATGGAATAAGGCGGCAGAACTGAACTTCTACCAAGCCTGCTCTTTGGGCGACGAAAAGGAGTACGTTCGCCCCCGCGTTTTCTGCGCATCGCTTGCCGATGTGTTTGAGGATTGGAAGGGGCCGATGATTAACAGCAGCGGAAGGCAGCTTTGCTGGGTTGGGGGCCGGATGCAACCAGAGCATCCCGATTCGGCGTCTCGGTTCAAACCCGTAACAATGGACGACGTTCGCGCCCGCCTCTTCCGCCTGATCGACGATACACCGCATCTCGATTGGCTGCTGCTCACGAAGCGACCGGAGAACATTCGGCGGATGTGGCCAGCTTATTTTCCGACACCGCGAAAGGAAAATGATGGATAACAGAATCCTCAACATCAACGGAACTGGCGACGAGCTTCTTCGAGGCGCTATCCAACTTGCGTATTGGCAGGATGGCCTTTTGGGGACGAGAGAAACTCTGGCCACCAACTGGCACGTAGATGAGAAGTATGGTTTTGTCGCGTTCGCATACGCGCCGTACAACTTCAAGGACGCCGCAAAGTTCCCTGTTGGGCTCGATAGCAATGGGCTCTTTGAAACTGTTGTTCGTTGGTTGAGATCGACAGAATCAGAAGAGATCGCTTGTGAAGGTTGGGATCGAAACTATGTCGGCGACGCCTCCACCGAGAGAGGTTGGCGAGTCTACGTTGGCGATTGGGGCCATGTTGGAAGATACAACAGCGGAGTCATCTGCGCCATCAAACCGGCTTACATGTGGTACGGGAAATGAACATCGAACTCCAACACCTCCTAACCGAACTCGACACCGACCGCGACACGCTGCACGTTCTCGCCGACTGGTACGAGGAACGCGACGATCCGCTGGCGATGGGGTTTCGGTGGATTGTGCGGGCGAAACCTTTGCTGGATTCACTTCACAGCGAAAACCCGTTTACTTGGTGGTCTGAATGCCTTCCGCTTGCGGTGTTTAATGCGTGCAAGCCACCCGAACCGACTGACTGGCGAGACGGACGAACGCCGATAGACTCCGCCTCGGCTCGCATGTCGTACGCGATCTGTTAAAGACTCGACTAGAGCTAACCGACGCTCGCAACGAACTAGAAAAGCGCCGCCACGCACTGAACGCTCTGCGGCAGCAGATAAGGGATGGAAGCCTCAACTGACGAGGTTTTTGCGGTGATCAAATCCAGGCGCCTGCCTTCTTTCGACGGCATCAACCGCTTCGGTTCGGCCTACTGGATATTTTGGGTACAAAACCGGTTTCAGGGATTTGTTGATTGCGTTGAGAAGCGTGGACTCTTCTCGCCACCACGTTTGGCGACAATCACACTCGATCGTTACTTCCTCTGGGTCGCCAACCAAGAACGCAAAGAAGCTACGGAAGACGATACGCAGAAAGTTCACCGGTTTTATAAATCTCATTGCTCTTCTTTCTCGACAGGGGATTCGTCAGTTTCTTCACTAGGCAGATCGCTCAGTTCAACACGCGATCCCGGCGGAAGCGGCATCGGTCCGTACCACCAGCCTTTCTGCCAATCTGGGAGTGCGTATTGCTCGTTGCCGATCGATACAAAGGCTTGCCCCTCGTCGACGTATACAGCCACCACGCCGCCGGCGAGGATCTGCTGACCGTCGGGGGTGAAAGCGTAGGCGCCTTCGTGCAGAGGCTTGTCTCGCCACGCTGGCGCCGGTTCAGCGTCGCGGAACTCATGTTCCATGGCGATCCACTGAGACACGGTTAGAAGCGATTGATCGTAGGCCTTGCGCTCTTGCGGGTTGAGGTCGCGACCCATGAGTTGCTGGTCTTCGTCGGACAGCGGATCGGTGATCTGTGCGAAGTGGCGCAGCATACTGAACGCAAACTGAACCCTGGCGGGAACACGATTGTCGCCGGGGATAGGGTGTCCATTGAACATGGGACCAAGGCTGTCGACTGCAAGCATGGTTCGGCCTCTGCTGGTTTGTGTTACTCAGGTTCGTAAACGATCTCGACTTCAAGTGACGCTTCCGGCGCCCACACCTTTCGCAGGTGTCCAGAGGGAATCCCCGAATCGCCACCGGCGGACTCAGGGAACAGCGAGTCTAGGACTGCTTTGTCGATATTGTCTCTGTCTGGCTTAGATCGGTGCGGTTGACCCAGAGCCGCTTCGCGTTTCTTCTTTGACCAGGACTTTGGCGGAACAAAATTCGCCACCCAGGAAAGCGACTTGACGACGTTCGCAGGGTGTCCGCCGGCTTCCCGCAACTGCGAGGCCGCTTGGTCTTTCCAAGCGAACCAGCGTTCAACGCACGGTCGATTCTTCCACTTGTCTCGCTGGGTCATGCGAGGCTTGCCGATCGGCGTTCCGGGAATCGTGATCTTCAGCCTTGGGAGTCTCAGCCGTTCCTCGGTTGTTCCGGCAACCGTTTTTTCTGGCCAGCAGTCCATTGCGTCAGCAAGTCTTGACGCCTCCTCAACCTTGTCCTGAGGTACGCCTCCTTGCGCTGCCATCACGCACCACGCACGCACGGCTCTCGCTGATAGTTCGTCGCGTGCGCGAAGCACGAACAGAAGCTCGTCCGGCGGGAGGTCGCCACAGTCCAGCTTGAGAGACAGTCGCCTCAGTTCTTCGTCCGCCCGCATGGTAAACCTCCGTCTTCCAAAAGTGTCCGGTGAATTTCGTCACTAGAGTTATCGCGGCAGTGTGCCAATTGCGTGTACGAGAAAACACTTGCGAAAAAGTGTTGACTAGCGAAAGGGAACCTGACACAATGCCAATATCTTAGTTGTGCCACAGTGGCACACATAAAACCAGCGAGGCCCGTCAACCCTCGCTTAGCTTGTGTTCCGGGAGAACTTTCTTATGCGTAATTCTGAATCTTCAGTCAATTCCTCTGAGTTGTACGTTCGCGTTCGCCGCTGCCTCTTAGGCCGTGTCCGCCGCCTTAGTCTTTCGTTTCAGCCTGCCGACATTGAAGATCTAACCCAAGAATCGCTCTGCAAGACTCTCTTGGCCATGCAGCGAAACGAATACACGCAGCATGGCCTAAAGTCTTTGGTCTGGCTAACAGTGAGAAGTTCACTTGCTGACTGGATTGATACCCAAGTCAACGAACCTGGAATCGTACGCGGAGAAGGTCAACTGATCACCAAAACAATTCGCGTCAACGCATGTGAGCTTCCTAAACGGGTGCTCGATCTGGCAGGCGACCTGGCGCCCGTCGCAGTCGAGCTATCCAAGGGAATGTCCAAACAGGCCACTGCGGACTCGCTAGGCTGCTCTCGTCGTACGATCTACCGGCAGATCGATCGCCTGCGCGAGAGACTGAAGCCTTTGGCTCGGGTTTAAGTGTGCCACTGTGGCACTAATAAGCCAGAAACGAGACTCATAGACGCTTGAACACCGTTGCTTGGCGTGTCAGCCAGGGATACTATCAGGGTGTTCTCCGCGATCGCCACACCAAACAGCCGGTGTGACAACCGGTTGAGCGATCACCAAGAGGGCACAAGCGACACGCCGCGGGTTAATCTCGCGGCGTGTTTTTCTTTGCGCGGTTCGCTTTCGGGGCGCTGGCGAGATCGCTGTCTTGTCCGATGTGTGCCACAGTGGCACTTGAAGGACGGCCAGCCGACCGGTACTCTTTTGGTGTACCAATCACCGATTCGTGAGGACCGAACCCCATGGTCGCTTCACTCTTGCTGGTTTTGTGCGTCGTCCCTCAAGTCGTCCCCAGGGACGGCCTGTACATAGACGATCAGGTCGAAGCAATCGAGATCAACGCCGTCACAAACCAAAACGGCGCAGTTCTCACCGAGAAGATTATCTTCTGGGAGCAAGGGGTGTCCGAGACTGGAGAGACCCATGCAACTGCAAGGTCATTCAACTCGGCCAGGAATCCATTTGGATAGAGATCCAGGGGAAACGCAAGGTCTGGCGAAGGGTCCGAAGCGATAGGTTTATCAAGTCCTGGACCGAAGAATGTCGGCTGTGCGAAGACGAGCGAGTCTTCAAGGCGGATCTTCGGCGAGGTCTCAGTGAGAGCTTTAATCCGAGTGCGCCGTGACAGATAACAACAAGCAAAAGAGCGAGGCCACTGAACAGGCTGCCGAAACTGTTGAAGCTGCTGAGTCGACAGCAGTTGAGTCAGCAGAAGAAGCGACAGGACTGACCGCAAGCCAAGCGGCGTTTCTCGCGGCCTACGCTGAGACTGGCAATATCTCATGGGCTGCAAGGGCTGCTGGTATCTCAAGGCAGAGGCACTACGTATGGTCCGAGCAAAGCGAAGCATACCGCGAGGCGGCTGCAGTCGCGCAGAGCGAAGCGGTGGAATTCCTGGAACTGGAAGCTAGAAAACGAGCCGCAGAAGGCATGCGGCAGTACAAGTTTCACGAAGGCACGCCGATCCTGCACCCGATCACCGGAGAACCGTACTACGAGGAGAAGCGGTCGGACACGCTGCTGATTTTCCTTCTCAAGGCTCTCAAGCCGGAAATGTACCGTGAGCGATCCGATGTGAAGATGGACGTTTCACATAGCGGCCAGGTCGCGGTGAACGTGAAGCAGGCTTCCGAGATCCGCTTAGAAATGTTGGGGGACGATGGTTACTTGGAATACCTCAGAGATCGCGCAGAGGACGCTGACGCCGGGACTCTTCGCGAGAGCGGTCACCCAGAACCTCAACCGACCTTGGGTGATGGCGCGGCACCTGAAGTTGTTGGACAGGAAGCTCAGCCAGATAGCAGCGGGGACGTGTAAGCGGCTTATTGTCCAGCTGCCACCTCGACACGGCAAGTCGGAACTGATCGGTCGCTACCTCCCAGCGTGGTATCTCGGCACATTCCCCGACCGCAACGTCATGTACACCAGCTACGAAGCTGGTCAAGCTCGCAAGTACGGTCGACTATCGCGACACCTCTTCGAGGAACACGGTCTGTCGCACTTTGGTGTTACCGTGGCGGACGACTCGCGCGCTGCCGATCGCTGGAACGTGCACGGCCACGACGGCGGCATGGTTACCGCTGGCGTCGGCGGACCGCTCACCGGCAAGGGTGCGCATGTCCTGATCTGCGACGATCCAATTAAGAATGCAGAGCAAGCCGCCAGTGAGGTGATTCGCAACCGTATCTGGGACTGGTGGGAGTCGACCGCCATGACTCGCTTAGAGCCGAACGCCTCAGTGATCGTGGTGCAGACCCGTTGGCACAAAGAAGACCTGGCCGGCCGCTGCCAGACCGACATGGCTTCCGAAGGTTGGGAGGTGATCGACCTACCCGCGATCGCTGAAGAGGACGACATGCTTGGCCGACAGCCGGGGGAAGCGCTCTGGCCAGCGCGATATCCGATTGAGGTGCTGCAGGCGATCAAGGCAAGCCGGTCTCTGTACTGGTGGAACTCTCTCTATCAGCAGCGACCCACCCAGCACGCCAGTATCGAGTGGCCGTCCAAATACTTTGAGTCGCCGGGATTCTGGTTTGAGCGATGGCCGGAAGACGTTCAATTGCGGCTGGTCACTCTGGATCCTTCCAAAGGCAGAACACGCCACAGCGATTATTCGGCGTACATTCTGCTCGGTAGATGCTCACGTGGTCACTATTGGATCGAGGCCGACCTGAAGCGCAGACCCGTTGGCCAGATCGTCGAGGACGGGATAGAGCACTGCCGCAACTTCCGGCCGCAGTCGCTCGGGATCGAGTCCGAGGCATGGCAGGACCTGCTCGGGCCAATGTTCGAGCCAAAACTGGTCGACCTTGGCATGTTCGGGATCGATATTCACGAGATCTATTCCGGCGGCGTGTCCAAAGAAAACCGGATTCGACGCTTAGACCCATGGCTGCGAAACGGCGCTATCCACGTGAGAAACACCCCAGGCGGAAAGCTGCTCGTGCAACAGTTGCGGGAGTTTCCCATGGCCGCGCACGACGACGGACCCGACGCATTGGAAATGGCCGTACGCTGGGCCGAGAGCCTGCTGGGTCACAGCGAACCAGAAGAGGAGTACCTGCGACCATGAGCGACCGGAATTCCAGCGAATCGAACGAATTGAATGATTGCCGTGTTGAAGAGGATCTCGGCTTGGTCTGCCGTAAGTGCGGCAACACGACGTTCTACGTGACAGACACACGGCGAGGCGAAGATCTGATTATGAGACGGCGCCGGTGTTTGAAATGCGGACGGCGGATTATTACTGAGGAGAAGATGGTGGTGGAGTGAGTGCATTGGGCTTAGTTCGCGGCTTTTCGATAGAAGCCGAGTGGGACATAGAACTGAATTGGACATTTGAGATGAGACTGCAAGTGTTTCATCCTGCCAAAACTGCTTTCATGATCTGGACAAACATCCAGAACCTTGATTGACTCACACTTCTCGCCGATTTGGGTCTCTAGAAAAGCGTATACATTTTGGGAAACAGTCCTCATCGGAAGAGGGCCTGAGCGAATTACATTTTGGGGATCGCCGATTATCACATGATGAGATGCCGAAATGTCGCCATAGTATGAACGCTTGAGAACGTCCTGGGCCAGAGGCTGTTTCAAGATCAACGTCAGCTCGCCAGCACTGACGTAGTCAGGAAGAACAAAAACGTCGTGGCATTTCAAGGGAAGAGATTCATGGTGGGAGACAAGCCGGACATCTGCAGGTCTGCGTTGTCGTTGGCCAAACCGGGATACCCTTCCAGTTTCAGTCGACGGTCGGGAGACGCCTAGCACTTCCGATATCGGAAGTGCAATTAGTGAGTATCCGGCTGGGTACTCTGCGTTTGACTGTATGTACAGATCAGCACTCCCCTTTGTGCAAAACGCACCTGCCAAATGCGACTGATAAAACTCGCACTCAACGAGTGAATCTGACAGCGGGAGTAATGCTGCATTGAAGCGACAGTACCTAAACATGCAGTTTTTAAAAACTACGTTGCTTAAGTCAGCATTGTCAAACCGACAGAAATCAAACTGCACTGAGTCAAACCGTGACCCATAAAGTTCCAGCTTGCTGAAGTCTATCTGGTAAAGCCGCTGGTTTGCGATCTCACAATATGTAAAGTCGGACGACCGAAGAGGGGCTAAATCGAATGTCTGACGAAGAATCGCAAGAGCAAATACACCCTTCGCCGACTGGTAGACATTCTCCACAGACGATTGCCGAGTGAGAAGCTCAAGGAAAGTTGAGATGTCTTGGTACGATTGGTCTGAGAGTCTGACCGGGTCAAAGTGACTAGACGAAGGGCCTTCCCATGCCATTCTCGTCGATCGCGTAGCAAGTGCTTGCCTGGACTTGATTTCTGCCCTGTTGATATGCACCGAATCCGGCATTCGTTCGTAAGTTGCCGCGAAGAAAGAGTATGCGTCCTCCTCATTAGATTTCTCTTGGACGAGCTCTGACCAAGTGCCGCCAACGCTTCCTTTCAATGCTGCGTTAGATTCTTCAAGTTCCTCAGCGGTAGGCGGTTCAACCGACGCAGTGAATTCCATCACTTCACTACGAACGTCTCGGAGTATCTGAGTCGTGTCTGCCATTAACGACCTTCGCAATGAGACGCTTTCTAGTTCTTGTTGTGTCGCTTGGATTGCCGCTTGCTCTTGCAGTAACTGAGACTGTGTCGCGAGTATTTCTTGCTCACGTTGCACGAGTTTATTCTGGCCCTCAATCAAAGTGTTCTGCCGAAACATTAGCATGCCTTGGATGTAAAACGCTATTGACCCCACCAAGGCGAAAAACAAAGCCAGAATTCGGAATCTTACCACCGCCCATGTGTATATCGCCGCAAGTTCGCCGAGAGCAGTTTTGGCGGGGATCATAGCTTCTCGAAATTGTCCCTGTCCAACTCTGTCTGCCAACTCGTAGGAAGACGTGAGAACCTGATTGAACGAGCCCGTCGCACCCTTGAAGAGCAGCTTCAATATCCTGTCGCGAAACACCACTAAGATAGAAATAAAAACTGCCAGAACGATAAGCAATTTCAACATCCACCACACAATTGCCGCAGAGCTATCTGCAAGGTAGAACAACGTTGCTATCGTGATCGGGACGCCTACGCCCATTCCGATCGAAACTCCCAAAACAAACTTCCATGGGTCATCTCTGGGAGTTTTCTTATTCACAGTCTTCTCCTTCCTGTTTGTTGATCAGTCGATACTAAGGCCATCGCAGATTGTACTACATCTAGTACCGAACTGCGTTGCCTCAAAGCACATAGGTCTCCGATAATTCATGCATGAGCGAACACAACGCCATGCAGGTGATTTCCGAAGCGATCAACGCGGTCACCCAGGATTCTCTCAATGAGTCTTGGGGCGACTTGGTGGACCGCCGTGAATATCTCTACGACACGCCAGGCTTTGGCGTTGGCGGCGGTCCCGTTTCGATTCTGTCCGATCGTTTGGACGGCAAGGATACTCGATTATTTGAGAACGAACACGAGCTCGCCATTACTCGCGGGATCGGCCAGTTCCTGGTTGCGGAATTCCCCAGCGCGATCAATATCTTAGAGTCGCTCACCAACTACACGATCGGCACAGGGTACACCTACGAGGCGCAGGCAGAGAGCGACGACACGCCACTAGGCTTGGCCGACGCGGTACAGAAGGTGGTCGACGTCTTCATTGAGGATAACGACTTCGCTTGCGATCTGGAAAGGGAGATCCACGAGCGAAGCCGAGAAGACGGGGAATCGGCCGTCGCTCTTCTTCCCAACGGCTGGAAAACTCAAGCTCAAATTGTTGAGTCGGCGGCGATCACGGAGCCAGCGAACACGCGACAACTTGAGGACTGGCTTGGTCTCGACGGCTACGCTTCGTCCTGGTCGTTCGGCGTCCACTCACCGGCCAACGATCCTTCCCGGCCAATCGGCTACCACGTCGTGCGAGACGAGACCGGCCGCGATTGGGACTACTACCCGGCGGAAGACGTCGGAATCGCACACAGGGCTCGCAGCGGATTGCTGGAGCACTTCAAACGCAGCCGTCGCAACGTGAAGCGCGGCGTGAGCGAGTATTACCAAGTCCGCAAATTCCTTAACCACGCAGACGGCCTCTTAGAGAACTCAGCACACGGCGCCAAGATCCAAGCGGCGATCGCCTATATCGTCGAGCACAGTGCAAATTACACCAAGACTCAGGTAGCCAACCACGTTGCCGGCCAAGCCACTTCCAAGCGTGTCGAGACGCCGCAGACCGGTCCTAAGACGTACCAAGAGCAGCGATTCCGACCCGGGAAAGTAGTCCACACCCCCAACGGCACGGTCTACAAGCCGGCGCCAATGGGAAGCAGCAACGCACCCAACTTCATCATTATCGAACAGGCTCTCTTGAGGTACGCCGGCCTGCGTTGGTCGATGCCGGAATACATGGTCAGCGGGGATGCGTCCAACGCGAACTACTCGTCAACTCTGGTCGCCGAATCCCCTTTTGTGAAGTCTCGCGAAGCCGACCAAATGTTCTACGTCTCACGCTTCCGCCGCATGATGTGGAAGGTGATCAAGATCGCTCACGCCGCTGGTTTCTTCGACAAGTTCGGCGTGACGTTCGACCAACTGATGCGGCTCATTCGATTGGCGGTCACACCGCCGGAAGTCGCCACCCGCAACAAGTACGAAGACGCACAGACCAAAGAGATTGAGAAACGCAACGGCGTGCTGTCGGCCAAAACCTGGGCCAAGGAGACAAACCGGGACTACGACGAAGAACTGGAAAACGGCGTCGCTGACGAGAGTGCCACAGTGGCACAAGGCTCGAAAGGACATGACGAGCCGATACCCGGTGTCCCCACGCAGCCAACCGGCGAGTTTGGCGACCTGTCCCGTATGCAACTCAAACGGAACCGCAAGGCGATCAACGACGTACTCGGCGAACTGCAATCCAGCGACATTACGGCGGCCAGAGCGGTCGAAGAGTTGACCATGCTCGGGATTGAGCCAGGCCGTGCGGAGAGACTCGTAGCCGACACCCAGGACGCCGACGGTCCAACCGAACCGGAGATCGCCGCGGCGTTGGAATCCATTCAAACACTTGGCGAAGCCAAAGACTTTCTGGCGGAGGTGTACCCGTAATGGAAGTCGCCAATCGCAACGAACTGGAAGCGAGTTTCGCCAGGCGGTTTCAGCGTCTGTCAGGTCGCCACCGGCGTGAACTCAAAGAGCTAATGGGGTCGCCACCGGACCTGAACAAAGTCACCCAGGACTTCTGGGATCGAGTCAAGCGAGAGACTGAGGAAGTGTTGCTGATTATTCTGCTGCTAATCTTCGTGACGAGCGCCACCCAGCACGGCATGGCCAGGAAGGATGCTCAAAGCACCGGCCTAAAGTGGTCTGCTCGGCGATCGGCGAAGGTCTCAACAGGATACGTAAAGCACAGCCGCGAAGAACTAGCCAGGATCGGCGGAGGCTGGGAGTTTCCCTCTGCTCGATCTGCGGAAGAAGATCTCAAGCGGATCTTTGGTCCAGAGCGGTCAGGGAGGGTTGCAGCCACGGAAACGACCGATGCGGCAACCAGCGGATCAGAAGCGGGAGTGAAGGCGACGGTGGGATTCTCAGAAGACGACACTTGGTTCACACGCAGCGATGGCAAGGTCTGTGAGATCTGCCAGCCGCTGCACAACAAACCCCGCAGCGTCTGGTCTCGGAAGTTCCCCGACGGTCCCGGCGCCGACGTTCACCCCGATTGTCGTTGTTGGATTCAGTACGCCTTAGAGAAAGCACGTTAAATATGCCAACGTCCACCCTGTTCAAAATGCAGATCTGCGAGCGACTTTCGTCGGCGGCCAATATCGACCGGGAATCCGGCGTGATCAAAGGCGTCAAGATTCTTGGCCGCACCTCGCTCAACGGACGCACGTACTCTGATCAGGCGTTGGACGACGCCGCGCGATTGTACGAAGGCGCCAAGGTCAACCTCGACCACCCTTCCAAGACCGACCCCCATGCCGACCGCAGCATTGCCGATCGGCTGGGTGTTCTGCGGAATATCGAACGCCGGTCAGACGGCGTGTACGGCGACCTGCACATGCTCACCTCACACCCGCTGGCGGCCATGGTTATGGAAGCCGCCGAGAAGTTCCCCGACACGCTTGGATTGTCGCAGAACGCTCACGGCCAGGTGCGCAAGGAACGCGGAGAAACAATCGTTGAGACGATTGAAGTTGTCCACAGCGTAGATCTTGTTCAGGATCCGGCGACCGTTGCCGGCCTATTTGAATCACTGGAAAACAAGGAGCCAGCAATGGCAAAGAAGAAGCTCAAGAAGATCCTCGAATCGGCCAAAAAAGCTGGCTGCAAAACGTGGTATTTCAAGCGTCTCACTGAAATGGTCGGCGACGAAGAAATGCAGGAAATGGACGAAATGGAAGTCGAACTTCCTGCCGAGCAGTCCGCCGAACAGTCGGTGAAAGCGGCGTTCCAAGCGGCTGTCATGGCGGTCTTCGCGGACGACTCATTATCCGCCGAGGAAACCAAGGCTCGGATCGTCAAGCTGATCGACGCCGCGGAAGAGGCCAAAGGCGGCGGCGAAGAAGTTCAGGAAATGGAAGACGACGAGGAAGTCACCGAAAGTCGCAAGACCGGGAAGAACTTTGATCCTCGCGTCGAGTCCCTACTTGAGGAAGTCCGCGATTTGAAGAGCGAGCGAGACGACGCTCTGTTGACCGAAAAGTGCCGATTGCTCCTGGAATCCAAGAACCGCGAAGCGACCGACATCCGAGTGAAGGCTCTCAAAGCCTGCGGAAGCGACGCCGAACGGAAGGAACTGCTGGAAACTTGGAGCGAGAAGAACGCCAAACCAGCGGTCAGCCGACCTGCCTATCAGGGTCTGTCGGAATCCTACGAACCGACTGACGGCAAGTCTTTCGCCGACGCCATTCGCTAACTCGCCCCAAACTACCGACCCACCGGACCAGATACTTTGTGCCACAGTGGCACTAATTCACACACGGAGACCTTGACCAATGAAGTTAATCAACCTTCCCGACGAAGCTCACCAGTTGCGTTTGACGCATGGGTTCTTCGAGGACTTCGATCACTTCGTGGACGGTGATCGATGGACCATGGTAGACGCCGACTCTGGCGCCTCGGTGGCCGAAGACGCTGACGGCGTTGGCGGCGTTGTGCTGCTCACGACCGGCGCCACCGACAACAACGAAGCGGTCCTGGCGACGTCCAATGAACTGTTCAAGTTCGCTTCCGATAAGCCACTCGTCGCCGAAGCTCGCGTCCAATACGCCGAGTCCAACACCGACGACGCCAACGTGTTGTTCGGTGTGATGGACGCGATTGGAGCCAACTCCTTGCAAGATGGCGGTGCGGGACCCAAAGCTTCCTACTCGGGCGCTGTCTTCTTCAAAGCCGACGGCGACACCGTTTGGTCGGTCGAGAGTAGCTTGGCTGGCGCCCAGACCACGACGCAATTAACTGCGACGAACAGCCTTGATGGCGCCGCTAAAACCGCCGGTGGATCTTCGTACCAGACGCTCCGTATTGAGGTGCAACCTCTCGCCGGAAGCGTGGCCGACATCATGTTCTACATCGACGAGATTCTGGTCGCCAAACACAAAGGCGTGAGCATCACCAGTGCGACCGAAATGATGGTTGGCGTGGCGGCGAAGGCTGGCAGCGCCAACAGTGAAGTGGTCAGCGTCGATTACATTTCCGCGTACCAGAAGCGTTAATCGAGAACGTTTAACGCATGAAAAAGCGGCGACTCTCGCACCAACGAGAACCGCCGCCTCACAGAAACCGCAGCGTTTGCCGTGGCTCCCATACCACTCGCCATTGTGGCAGACGCCTCACCTACACACAACTTTTGAGGAGTTTGACCATGGTAGCTATCGTCCCTGTAAAGCGTCGTCGGGCGCAGAACCTGCGACGCCTCTTTGAAGCGGCCAAGCGAGACCGCCGTCCTGATCGGTTCTTCGCTGACCTGCAGGAGGGTCTGACCGAGAAGCACATCGACGTCGGTCGGGATCACTCGATCCGATACCTGTTCGAGGAATTTGTTGAAGACGGCCATGAGTTGGTCGAGACGTTCAACCCTCGCAACCGTGGCTCGGTTCACATCGTGGAAGCGGCCGACGTAAGCACCGCCGACTTCGCCAACATCACCGGCCAGATCGTGTACAGCCGCGTGCTCGATTCGTTCGAGAATCCGCAGTTCCTCTGGTCGCGTTTGGTCGAAACGATCCCCACCGAATTCGACGGTGAGAAGATCCCCGGTATCGGCGAGATCGGCGACCAAGCCGAATCGATCATGGAAGGCGAGAACTACCCGCTCGCTGGCGTGTCCGAAGAATGGGTCACCACGCCTGAGACCACCAAGCGTGGTTTGATTGTTCCGGTGACCAAGGAAGCGATCTTCTTCGACCGCACTGGTCTAGTGCTTCGCCGCGCTGGCCAAGTCGGTCACTCGCTCGGCCTCAACAAAGAGAAGCGGATTCTCGACGTCGTGCTTGGCATCACCACCACGTACCGCCGCAACGGTGGCGCCGCACAAGCGACCTACGGCGACAGTCACAGCCAAGGTGACTTCGACAATCTGGTTGCATCCAATGCTCTGGTCGATTGGACCGACATCGAAGCGGCTATTCTCGCGTTCTCGGCGATCACCGATCCGAACACGGGCGAGCCAATCGACGTCATGCCGAACATGGTAATTGTTCCCCCGGCTCTGCTGATGACCGCACGGCGAATTCTCAACGCCACGCAGATTCAGTACGGTCCCGGCGGTTCCACCACCAACGCTACGGTGGCGACGTCCAACAGTCCTGTCGCCGGCATGTTCGGGCCCGACTCGATCGCCAGCAGCCAGTACGTGAAGAACCGCACTTCCAGCGACACGACCTGGTTCATCGGCGAGCCTCAACGAGCGTTCGGGTACATGGAGAACTGGCCGATCACGGTGATCCAGGCTCCCGACAACAGCCACGACGAATTCCACCGCGACATTGTGGCGCAGTACAAGTCGTCCGAACGTGGCGCCGCCGCAGTTCTCGAACCTCGCCGCATGATCAAATGCACCGGCTAGGCGTTTAGCCGGTCGCAAGATCTGCAAGACGGAAGTTCCCCGCCGGTTTGGATCGCCAAGCCGGCTACTCACACCCAAGAGAGCGAATAAACACATGGCCAATTCCAACAAGCCAAACCAACCCGTCGACCAAGAGAAGGAAGCGTTGCAGAAGGAACTCGCGCGGCTGCAATCGGAAAACGATCAACTCAAAGCCGAGAATGCACACTTGGCCGACGGACCCACGATGATGCCGGCGAACGGTTCCGATATTGCTTTGCAGACCTCGACCAAAGGAAAGCTTTGGCGATTCGAGGTTGCAGGCCGAACGTCGGTCAAAGGCAAGCCAGTCCAACTTTCCAAAATGGAAATCGAAGCCGTCGACGAGTCGGAAGCCAAGCGGCTTTACACCCTCTTGGAAGATCGACCAGACGGCAGTCGCGGTCAACGTAACCGTCCGCTCAACCCGTCCACGCACTCGATCAGCGTCGTCTGCCTGGACGAGAAGGAACGCAAGGCGGCGATCCGCGGCCAGTACAAGACGGGTGGCGTTCCAGGCGACTACATGCCGGCCGGCGCCAAGTAGTAACTAATTTCTGATCGCCAAGTTTGTGCCACAGTGGCACAGAATGAAGACTCAACCCTGTGAGGAACCCATGGCCAAAAAGAAAGCAGCCACGAAAAAGGGCGTTGAACCAACGTCTGACCCAGCGTCTGACCCAACGTCCGACGAAGCGATTGAAGCGGTGAAGTCCAAGGTCGCTGGTCATCTCGACCGACCGTGGTACCTGGTGTCCGCCGACGATCTATCGCCGATCAAAGTGCAAGCGGTCGACGCTTCAGACGCGATTCGGGTCTACCGCGAGAACCTCAACCTCACGACGCGACACCACTGCCGCAAGTACAAAGTCGAACGGGTCAAACCGGAAGACGAACCCAAGGCCGAAGAGGTCGAGGAAGCCGAAACCTCAGCGTAGTCAAACGCCGATCAAACGCTGACCAAACGCTAACCAAACGGCCTCACCATGACCTGGCTAACTGACCTGAAAACCCGTCGCGACGCGATTACCGCCGAACTGGCTGCGCTCAGTAGCACTGCCGCCGGCGGCAAGCCTAATGCGTCCGGCGGCGATCAGGTTGACCACGTTGGGTACAAGAAGGGTCTCTACGAAGAGTTGCGGCAGATCAATGCGGCGATCAAAGAAGCGGCTGAAACTGCCGCAGCGGAATCAGCTGCGGACGACGGACCGTATGAGATCGAGATCTACGGGACGGACTACTAATGACCAGCCGACCAGCCGGCTACACCCTGTACGCCAACGATTATCTGTACATCGACGGCGTGGAGGATCTGACCGTTGTGTCGGCCGACGGCAACACGACCGCCGCATCGGCCAAGGGAAGGCGAGACGATCTCGACAAGCTGGAAGCGTCAGGGTCTATCATTGAGGTATCGAGCGAGGATCTGGTGTTTGTTCTGTACGACACAACTCTGGACGGTTACGAGCCAACCGGAAGAGCGAAGATCACCGCCGACGGCGTGAACTATCGCGTGCGAGCGGCGCGCAGCATGAAGTACGGTACGCAATGGCGGTGCATTTGTCGGGAAGAGGTGTAGCGTGGCTTCGACCTACAAAGACATTCTGGACGCCGTTCAGTCGACGATTCAAGGTCTCGATTTGACGGGAGTTGCAGACGCCAACGTGGTGATCGGCAAGGTGCCTGTCGCCGACAAGAACCAAGGCGATCTGTTCAGCAGCTTGCCTGCGGTTTTGGTGGCGCCGTTCGGAACGAAGCAATCGCCACCCAACGCGGGAACCAACGCCTCGGACGACATCACCTACCCGGTGCTGGTCGCCACACTGGAAGCCAGCAACCAAAGCCAGACGTCAAACCTTGACCGCGGCTTGCAGTGGCACGAAGACATCATGGACGCCTTTATCAGCAAGCGACTATCCGGCGTGGCCACCGTTTGGAACTGCATTATCGACCCGCGCGACGTCTTTGACCGTGGCATGTTCGCTCGGAACCTGGACGTCGGCGGCATGATCCTGCGGTTTGTGAGCCGGGAAGTGAGAAGCTAACACGATGCAATACTTCTTGGTTCATTGGGAGGATTCACACGGCGACGGTTCGTGGTGCAATCCTGAAGACGTAGACGACTGGAGTCTCGGTATTACATCCATCGGCATTCTGGTTTCCGAAGACGACCAATCCATAACGCTATGCACAAGTAAGAGTGACGGCGGCCAAGTTCAAGGGTGCATCAAAATCCCGAAATCCTGCATCAAAAAACAATGGGAGGTTGATCTCTCGTGACTGCACCACAATGGACCCTCAGCAAAGTCGAAGACCTGCAAGGCGTGGTCGACGGCGTACAGCAGCAGTTCGACCAAGCGGACTACACCGAGACCCTGAACGGCATCGCGACCTTCCTGGAAGAACAGCACGCCGAATACTTCAGCGGAGATCACAGTCCGTCAGGTGACGCCTGGCCGGCATTGTCGCCGTACACCGTAGCTAGGAAAGGCCACGACACGATCCTGGAAGAGTCGAACGCTTTGGAAGAATCGCTCACCGGTCAGACCCCCGACAGCATCCGAGAGGTAGTGAGTGACGGAAGCCAACACGGCCTCAGTTTCGGCACGTCCGACGAGAAGAGCATTTTCCACCAGGAAGGGACTTCGCGAATCCCTCAGAGAGAACACGTTGGGACGAACGAAGAGCAGGTCGACCACATGGCCGAACAAGTTGCCGACGCGGCTGTTCAAGCACTTTTATCTTAACCACCCAAATCACCAGAGAGCGATATGAGCAAAGAAGCCAACGAAGCCAAAACGCAGAAATCACCCAAGCCAAAACCAGACCCCGACGTGATCGCCAACGAATATCACGGCTGCAAGATAACCAGCCACCTGCGCACCGGTGAGCATGTCGTCTCAAGAGACGATCAGGATACGCGGGGGTTCACCACACTGGCCGACGCGATTTACTTTGCTCGGCATGGACGGGTGCGACCTGCGGAAGAGAAACAGGATCCAAAGTCGGCTAAGAAGCCAGTGAAGAAGAAGGCCGCCAAGCCGGCCAAGAAAAGTGCCACAGTGGCACAAAATTAACGAGCAATCAGTGCCAACCTGAACCCACCGACCATACTGAACACAAGGACAAACCATGGGAACGCCGTCACAAGGATCGCTCGCCAGCCTTTGCGTTGAGCCTGGTGCGTCCGCTCATACGTTCGACAGCAGCAGCGAGCCGTACGAGATCTTACGGGAAACGCTCACTGAGAAGACCGAGATCCTCGACAGCAACGGGATCCGGGGGACACGCTCACGACATTCTGCGCGAACGCGGTTCGGCCTCAACAACGTCGGCGGATCGATCGTCTTCAATCCTTCTCCCAATGATCTCGACAACTGGCTTCCCCGGATTCTGGGCGCCTCAGAATCTACCGATTCCTTTGCACTGGCCGATACGCTGCCAGTGTTCGGCGTGCTGATCGATCGCGTGGCTGAGACGTTTGAATACAAAGATTGCTCGGTCAACCGTGCGATCTTCCGGGGATCTCCCGGCCAGTTGATCGAGCTTGAACTCGACATTCTGGCCAAGAGCCAGGCAACAGGCACGAGCTACCCGAGTCTCACGTTAGGGACGGCTAACGTCGACCAGCCGTTTGCGTTCACCGACGGCGCGTTCACCCTTGCTGGGTCTGCCAGGGACACCATGTCGTTTGAACTCACGATCGACAACTTCCTGGACGCACGATTTGTGAACTCACGGAACGCCGGATCGATCACGCCGCAGGACAGGCTGATCTCACTGCGCACCACGCACCCGTACACCAGCGACGAAACGGATTTGCTGTCTCAGTCGCTCACCGGCGCCGCGGGGACGATTGTTCTCACCCCAACCGGCGGCGGCATGTCGGGGGTAAGCACTACGTTCACGTTCGGTCGACTTCAGAACGAGGACGAAGATCCAACGGTTCCCGGCAAGAGCGAAATTTTGCTGACATTGAACATGATCGCTCGCATGACTGGATCGACCAGGGAACTGGTTGTGACACACGATCCGGCGGCGGCGTAGAAAGATTTCGATAATTTTGTGCCACTGTGGCACTCCTTGAATTACTTGATTTTGTTTCTCGCTTCGGCGGCTGCTGCTGGGCCCACTTCGCTCCCCGGCGGCAGTCGCCAGCGATTCAACTAGAGCGAAACCTGAGCGAAGAACTCTTGGAGCGAATTATGATCTCTGGTTACATTCACGACGGACAGACCAGGCAGGGGTATATCGCCGAAGTCCCACGGCTTCACCCAGCGTTGCGGTTCACCTATCGAGTGATGCTCGGCGCCGATCGCGCGGTGATCACCGACCTGATTGGCAAGTCCGATCCCAAGCGAGGTGAAACGCTGGCTGCCGAAGCTATTGCAAAATACGTCCTATCGTGGGATCTCAAAAACGAGAAGGACGAATCGGTCCCCGTGGAAGCCAAGCATGTTCTGCGATTGCACCCGGCCTTGGGTGGCGTGCTGTGGTCGATCGTGATTGGTACTCGAGCGCCGGACGCTCTGCCAGACGAGAGCGACGAAGAGTCTTCCAGAGCGTCTGAGGAAGCGTTTCGTGCTGCTCTGGACGGTTGTTCACCCGAGGAACACGCGGCAAAAAACTCCAAGAAGGCGTAACGCTTCTTCTGTTCCACCCAGAGATAGCGCTACGCGACTGCACCCACTGTCAGAAGTACTTGTACGACGAAGAGAAAGGGGCGCCGGTGATCAGGCGAGGTGAGTTGGTGGAGCGATCACCGGCCACGCCACCGCCTTGCAGAGTGCGGACCGGTTGTCCGAAGGGGACGCCGGAGAATAGCCGAGAATTGACGTTTCGGAATCTTGAGGCGTACGGACACTACCTGGAATGCAAGGCGGTGGGGCGGTTTCCTGACGATTCGATTGTTTTGAGGAACGCAGGTATAATACGGGGAATTGAGGATTCCGTCGTGAGGCGGGATGCGATGGAGCAAAAGACTCTCTTGCAAATCCTCATGGCCAAATCCTCTGTATGAGAATCGCACCATGACGCCTCTTGAATTTCGGATCGCTGACCTTCGCGTGCAGCTCACAAGTCTGCAAATGGCGAACAAGGAAGGGGTGAGAAAGGTATCCAAGGTTCATCCTGAGTTTTCCACCCCAATCGACTACGCCAACATGCAAAGAGAAGTGGTCAACATGGCGACCAAGCAATACGAGTTCTGTGAAGCCATGCTTGAATTTTTGGATCTGATGCAACCCGACGAAGCTAACGCTGTGAGGTGGGTCGACGATGAGCGAGACAATTCGTGATGTTGTTATACGTGTTTCACTGGAATCTGATTCCAAGAAATTCAAGATCCCTGAACTCAAGGGTGCCGAAGATGGCGTCAAGCAGATCTCTGTGAGGGCCGACTCGGCAAGGAAGTCTGTCGCACAGGTCGCAGAGGAATCCAGCAAGGCTGTCGCGGAAATGAGACAGCTATCATCAGAAGCGCAGTCGGCGGGAAAAACGGCGAACGACGCGTTCTCGACAGCCGCAGGAGGCGTGCTTAACTTCGGTCGCGGAATTGCACTCGCTAGTGTGTCTGGCGAGAAAGACCTCGCCAAAATGGCTGAGGCAATCGTCGGAATTGAAGCCGGCGTCTCTGTTTTTGTTGGCGTGAAAGACGCTATCTTCGGGGTTGTTGAGGGTGCTCAAGCCATGGCCAGCGCATCTAAAGCTGCGGCGGCGGCGAACTCTGTTGTGGCGACGAGCAACACCGCAGTGGCTACGACGGGCACCGCAGCTTCCGGCGCGATGATCGGACTTCAAGCGTCGCTTGGACCGATCGTACTCGCAGCAGCGGCTCTCTCGGCGGGGGTTTATCTTCTTGTCCGCGCATGGTCCGAAAACGAGAAGAAGGTGAAGGCCAACCAAGAGCGATTGAAGCAGTACGGCCGCACCATGGTCGAGGTGGCGAGGGAGAGTCGGATCGCTAAGGCCGACATAGCGATAGGCGGACTGGGTCGCGTTGCTGGCACACTCGAAGGTGCAGGGCTGCTCGGCGAGTCTCTAACCGTCCGTGAAGAGCAGAAGAAGGCAGCGGCTCAAGCCGTAGCCAGACAAAAGAAAACCCTAGGTAGCGACCAGTCTTCGATCCAGGCTGCGGCCAGAGACGCTGAAGGCGCTACCGAGAAGGTTCGCAAACTCCGCTCTGAGATCGGGAGCCTGCAAGACACGATCCGCAAGATAGACTCCACGAGCCAGGATGGGTTCGGCGGACTTGGCGCCAGTTCGCAAGACGAGTCGCGACTGTCCGTTAAGCAGCAGGAGTTGACGAAGGCTCTGGCGGATCAGGCGAGGTTTCAAGAGCGGCTCAAGGATACACGGTTGCAAGCTGCTAAGAGTGCGGAACAACTTCTCAAATTTACCGACCAGCAAATCGAAGCGGAAGAGAGCGTCCGCGCGACCGCGAGGGCAATTGTTGAGGAACGGCGAAAGGCGATCCAGTTGCGGCGGGACGAAATCAAATCAGCCAAGGAACTGTATGAGGCAGAGCGAAACCGACAGAAGGACGAAGCAACGCGGGTTGGGGAACTGCTCGCCGATCCAAGACGCCTGCAACAGTTTCAGCAGCAATCAAAAAAGGTGCAGGCCGCTGGGGCCAGTGCTTCGGCGAGGGATCTTGTGCGTCTGCGGGAACTTGGCGGCGGACTTGCTGACTCGTTCGCCAACTCGCGGCTAAGCGACCTAGGAACAGCGGCACTGAGAAAGAGCGACTTTCTCAAGTCGACACGCGAGCGGTTTGCTGTCGAACGCGACGAGTCAGGCCGAGTCTCGACGCGAGGAACAGGTAGGTTTGGCGCTGGCGTAGGCGATACGTTCGCTGGAATTAGAGCCGTTGTTGGCGCCGAGAAAGATCTGAACGAAGGGTTGAGCGAAGCAGTGCGCGAACTCGGAACGCTCAAAGAGACAGAAGCCAAGTCGACCAGGGAACTGGTGGAGATCGTCAAAGGTCTGGTACGCGATCGCCAGGTGACCGCCGCGGAAGTTGAGCAGATCAAGAGCGGGCTGAAGCTCGCGCAGGGAGCAAGGAGGCAGGGCTAGTCAATTCCGCCTTTTTGCTTTATCAAGTCCCGGAGAGACTCCTTCATCTTCCTGAGTTCGCTTTCCTCTTCCTCAATGTACGCAAGATCCGAGTCGCTGTTACTGATTCTCCTGAACGTAGCGAGTTGATCCTCTTTCTTCTCGATGTCCAGTTCAAGAATGCGTATTTCCGCTTCGATTTGATCCTGTCTGCTCGGCCCGCAGCCGCCAGATGTCATGGCGAGAATCCCAGCTATAGCCAATAGTAACCATTTCATTCTTGCACCTCGCCTTCGCTCTGAACGCCTTGAGGCGAAGAGCTTTCGTAAAATTTCGGCGCCGACCTGATTTCGTCAGCAAAGCTGTAAATGTCGTCGAGAGAAGCGATAGCGTGCCGAGTTACCTGTTTGTTTTCGTCGAACAGCCCCAGGTACTTTTTCGAGGAATTAAAGTACATCCGGCATATCGGCTTGCGGTTGTTATCGTCCAAAAGGACGCCGCAATAGCTCTGCGTGTCGCGCATAAAGACGCGATCTGGTGACACGGCCTCTCGCAAGATCGACTTGATAATGTAGAAGCCTTCAATTTCTTCGTCCGTAGTTTCGATCAAGCTTTCTTCGCTGGCTGGCTCCGTTTCCTCTTCCTTAACCCGCACATCGGACGAGGGGTCCAAGACAGTTTTCAGCCGCTTATTGATCTGGTCACTTACGAAGAGGTGCAGTGCTCGCTTGGTCAAGCCGCCAAACTGCTCCAGGACGGATTGGGTGATTCGGCCAGAGTAAAGCCGGCTGGAGAAAATGCGTATGAATTCGTCAGATGGGTTGACCCACTCCTCAGCGAGGATGCGTTTAATTCCCTTGACGTATTTCAGTTCGTTCGCAGTCGAGAGGATGTTGTCGAGGTCAAAAGCATCCTTGGAGAACTTCTTCAACTCGTTGGCTACTGCGTCGGTGATTTGAAGCAGGCTGAACTCAAAAAATGGAAGCTTGTCCATTTTGTTAGGCTGCTCCAGGTCCGTGAAGAATCGGAAATCGACTCCGTTTGTCAGCACGCCAAACCTAGCTTCGGTGACCGTGAAGTAGCGGAATAACTGCGAGGCGTGCTCTCGCTCTAGGTTAGCGCCGAGTTTCTTGCACTCGATAAGGATCATCGGATTTCCGCGAATCTTTATCGCGTAGTCAACCTTCTCGCCCTTTTTTACGCCCACATCGGCAGTCAGTTCAGGGACCACTTCCAGAGGGTCAAACACGTTGTAGCCAAGCGAGTTGATGAACGGCATTATCAACGCGTTCTTGGTGGCTTCTTCCGTTTCGAGGTGTCCTTCAAGTTGCGGAATTTTCGAGGACAGATCCCTCAGTCGGTCGATTAGGTCCATGCTTTGTTGCCCTTAAGAGAGGAAAGTAAGGGAACCTATTTTAACCACCTGGGTGAGGTGCTCGCAACAATCAAATGCGAGCGCAAAAAAAAGGCCGTCTCGGCAGAAGAGACGGCCTAAAATCTTGTAACCCACGACGAATCGTGAGTTGCCGGGATGGTGATTGAATTCGGCAGCAACGAATTCAACCTACTTCACTAGGAGTCAGTGTAGGTTTCACAGACTATACTGAGCATAGTGTACGTATTCGGTCTGGTCAACTGCCAATCTTTAACACTTATGCATCTTTGAAGTTTGAAGACTCGAATTTCAAGCTGCAGTGATGGCAGGTAACGGTTTCCGGCTGCATAACGAAATCCCCGTGCTCCCACGGCTGAATGCCGTGATCTTCACGAAGCTCCGTGGTCTCTTCGGACGAAAATTCACGCACGACAGCACGAGAAAAATTTTCTCGGTCGCACTCTGGACAGTCCCAGGAAAACGCTGGCCTAAGTTCCACCATTTTTGCGTTCACTTTCTACCGGAATTTTTGTACACTGGACGGCGGTTGAGGGCTGATACCACGCTAGTTCTCGCAGCAAGAGAACCAGCACTCTCTAAATTCAGCCCATGTAGGTTTTATAGGAGGTTTAGCCCCATGGCTAAATCGAAGAACAATGGTGGTGCGACACCACCGGGTGACGGTTACGAGTACATTTTTGTCGCATACATCACTCTCCGAAATGGAAAGCGATTGTATGCATGGCAGAAAGGTCTCAAAGCGTTCCGAATTCGGGTTAAGAAAGGGGGTCGGCAGAAGGGCTCTTAATCCGAAATGAGCTGATCGTCCTGTCGGGTCTTGTTCCGGCAGGGCGATTTTTACTTTAGTCGAGCGATATGTCTGTTGCAAGGATTTGGATGATACAATTTTCTTTGTCTCAAGCCAACATCAATGTCGTTAGTCAAACCGTTGAGTAACGATTCAAGCGAGTTATCGCATTCGCTGGTACCACTCTAGAGCCGCTTCCGCTCGATCCCGGCGTTCGCGAGCGGCAACGAGGTCCATGAACCTCTCTGCGCTGTCGCCCCCTTGGTGCTCGACTGAGGTGACCCAGGACGCCTCGGTGCTGGCTTCCTCTGAGAGACAGTCGGCTACGTGTTGGGTGAGAGCTTCCCGGTGGTCGGTGGTGGGGCCGGCGCCGAGGATCGAGAGTAGGACGAGAATGAGGTGCAACATGGTTTTTCTTACTTGCTTCTAGCAAAACCGATTGCAGCGAGGATTCCGCCTCCGAAGAAAATCAGACCCGGAAGGACGATCACAAGCAGCCACATTGCCACGGGGTGCGCCTGAGACATCGATTTGCCGTCGGACTCAATGAAGTCCTTCGCCATGCAAGCGATCGTTGGTCCCAGTCCAGCAATGAACGTACCCACGGCCGCGTGAACACCAGGTCTCGCCCAAACTGGAGGCTGCTTCTTAACCAGACCCGATTCCTTTAACACCCGGTGAGCGTCCTCGACATGCGGAACAAGCACCATTTCGGCGTTCTTCGATCGAGCAATTTCTTCCGCCACAGTGGACAGGCTGTCCGAGAACTGTTCAGCAATTTCTTCGGCGCAGGCTAAGGCTTCGCTGCTTTGTGGAATTGAAGAGCGTTCATTCGGCGCCACGACAGTCCTCTGCGAAGACCTGACAGAACGTCTGCAGTTCTAGCATTGCTTGCTTCTGATCGTCGCTCAGGTGCGGCGTACAATCTTGCAGTTGCTTGAGACTTTGGCAAAGCGTTTCCGCGGCATCGGCAATGTCGCAACTGTCCACGAGCGGCATGCCGCTTGGTGTGCGCCCGGCGGTGTTCTTCGCAGCCATCCTCAAGATAGTCTCTGAGAACTCACCAGACATCTCACGCAACAACGCACTTGCGTTGCGTTCGATAGCGAATTGAGGGGTTGCGTTGTCTGTCGCCACTTTGATCTCCCGCCGCATCCATGCCGGTTACATTGCCCATCAGCATTATTCTTCGGCTGCTTAGGGGTGTCAACTGGACCAAACCCTGCACCCATTTGACGTTACCGATACGTTGGGTTGGTCTTGCTAGCAGGCCGCTAGCAAGTCGAATAGAAAAGAAACGCCGTCCGCAGGCCTTGGTTGTTAGTTTCCCACGGAAACAGTTTTACCCACGGACGGCGCTAAGTCATTCTAGTCGCTGCCAACTTCACGCAGTAGGCGCCACGTGCATTGCCAGCTTGGTTACCACCAACTGGTTCAGCGAAACCCCTTCTGCTTCCGCTTCACTCACCAGAGCTTTATGAAGCGATTTGGCCATGCGGACATGAAGCGAGCCGCTGTACTCTCGTTTGGCCTCGCCAGCGTCGTTCAGCATTGGCTCAGCCTCTTCTAGCTCTCGGACGATCTTCCAGACGGCTTCGTATTCCTCCGTCTTGGCGAACGCTACACGCGAAGACTTCGTAGGGAACAGTTCAGCGGACTTTCCAGTAGGTCCAAAGATCGCGTTGTTGGCTTGAACGTAGTTCGCTCCACCGTCGCGCAGCGATTCGGCAAAGCGAAGCACCTGTACGGCGCGGTACCTGATAGTTGCCATAGTGTCTTGTTCCTCGGGTAGAGTGTTTATGAACAGCAACCGGCCGGGGGCGAGTCTTGCCGCCCCCGGCTTGGATTGCTTTGCGTCGCTTAGTCGGTGTCGATGATCTCAACCCCGTCAGCGTATCGCACTTCAAAGTACATTGCCTTTTGGGAAAGACGCTTTCCCGCCCAGACAACGAACTCCCGGGCTTCCGTCAGTCGCGCCGTGTCGCAGAAGATTTCCAAGCCGTAGCTGGCTTCTGAGTACACGCGACCGTCATCGTCCCGCCACGATCCCTGATCTGGACCAGACAGGGTGTAACCGCCGAACTTGACTTGCGCCTCGCGAAGAACTTCCTCGCGACGTTCTGCGGTCGACTCGCCCTCGTTATCGTGGGTAACAAGGCGAGTGATGAACAACATGGCACCTCCCGTGGGTTAAAGGAACTAACAACCAAGTAGTTGTTATGGTAGTATATTCGGTACCAGTCGTCAAGTCTTAGAAACTACTTCGGGTTTATTTCAATTTTCTTTTTTCGGTCCGCAGGTCAGGTGAGTGCCACTGTGGCACAAACTTCCTTGTCTCTAAAAGAAAGGAATCAACAGCCGCATGAGAGGGAACGACGCACCGGCCAGTAGAGAGCGAAGCGGAGCGTCTTGGGTCAATCCGGCAGCGGATAGTCGAAAGAGCACCAACGCGAACCCGGACCGCGCAGTGCCCCCCTCCCGCACCGCTGTAAGCCGCAACACCGTCTGTGGACGGTCCCTCGCTACCGGGAAAGAATTTGAGCCTTTGAGGGACTCACAATCAGAGATCACACCCCGGATCGTTCGTCGCAGCTTTTGCCCTCGAGAGCGGGGGCTTTGGTCCCCTGGGCACGGTACTGCGACCGTTTAACCGTTTTGCACGTTTTGAGGTGCTATAAATTGTGCCACAGTGGCACAGTCACGCCGAAATAGAAAACGCCTCTCGGTGGCCGATTAAGCTGCCAAGCAAAAAGAAGAGCCAACCGAGAGGCGAAGTGTTTTGGTGCTTGGCAGAGCGTCAGTAGTGTTATCGAAACAGTGTGCCACATCCTTGGAAAACTTGATAGTGCCACAGTGGCACTTCAATTCCTTCCGCAGACTGCTAAGATACCAGGGGGACCGGTATATCTGCGTCCTGGGATTTGTGCCACAGTGGCATAACTTCGCTTGCGATCCTGGGGATTGGCAATGTACTTCAAGTACGGCGGATACCGACACGACGACGACGAGGTGAATCTGCGGGAATTCTCGCAACAGTTGATCCGCTCGGACCGCGGCAAGACGGTGACGAAGAAAAGCCGCATGGTGATCGAGGTGGTGATGATCGCTAGTTCTCAGTCGGCTATCAAATCGAAGGTTCAATCGCTGGAAGCCGCTTACTCCAAGTCCGCCGACGCTGGCTTGTACCACGACAACGGCAACGCCAGTCCGCACTTTCTCAGCAACGCTGGGAGCCTTTCCGGCGTTCGCGTAGTCGACCTCAAATACGACAAGTCGGACGGCGCCGAGTACGCCACCGGTCGCACGGCGGTGATCACGCTGGAAGCCGACTACCAGATTCCCGGCGGCGACAATCTGTTGTCCTGGCAAGAGACGTTGGTGATCACCGGAACAGGCGGACCGAGCTTCACGATCAAGACGGTGCTCAACGGTCCGCCACAAAAGCAGATCGTCGCCGCTGCGACGCCTGTTGTCGCTCAACAGACTGGATCGGCTTTCGGGCTACTCTCGCGACCGTTCCCGCCGCCGCCGACGTTCCCCAATGCCGAAAGGCTAGACCGGCGCCAAATCGTTCAGATTGCGCCGAAGTTTCAAGGTGCGCAATACACCGACTGGGGTGTCGCTTGGAACTACTATTTTGAGTCGCCGACACCGCTAACCGGATCACCAAACTACAGGTAGCACCATGGCACAACGACGTTGGACAGGCAGTGCGGTGGCGATCGCTCAGGTGAGCACGATCACCGTTGCAAACACGTGGGCGACTTCCGACACCGCAACCGTAACGATCAATGGCAACGATCTCACGGTGACGATCGGCAGCGACA